GTAGACGTGCCAACTAAAAAACGACCTGCATTATCCCAGCGGCATCTTTCAAAGAAAGTTCCAGCATTAGCTGTGTGGACCGAAACGCCATCAGTGCCGTAAATGCCAAGTCCGTCAGGAGCTGCGCCAGTGTGGTCTTTAGCTGCAAGGCCCATACCGCCATTGGTGTTGGCTTCAAAGCCTGGGCGAAGAGTGATCGTCTTACTGGTGTCGTTGTAGCTATCGACAGCCAGAGTTCCGGCAATTTGACATAGGTGCTGAGGCCCAGTAGTGCCAATCCCTACAAGTCCTGCGGCTGTGACACGCAATCGCTCCGTCGTAGTACCCGCTCCATCGGCTGAAGATGACGCTTGCGTGTGGAAGGTAAGTGAGCCATCACCAATTTGGCGAAACTTCGATGTAAAATAGTTGGCTCCAGATCCTGACCAAGCTGTGATATTAAGATCTGTATTGTTAAGGCCCCCGCCAGGGTTGCCAACGGAAACGCCAGTAAATGCAGCCCCGGAACCGTCATTAAAAACGTGCCTAGCCCCAGTCTGCTGCCCAGAAGTGGAAGACACTCCGACCAGTACCCGACCACTGCTGTCAACGAACAGCCTTCCTGTGCCACCCGTGCTGATCCCGACCTGATCTGCACCGGGGCTGTAGATGCCTGTATTGGTGTCGCCTGATACGGCAATGCCTGGCAGTGCTGCGGTGCCTGCCGTGAAGGCTAGGGCACCGGTCATAGTGCCGCCTGCTACTGGCAGCAGGCCGAGGTTAGCGCTGGCCAGGGTGCCGATTGTGACCCAGCCGTTGTTGGCGGCGTTGCGGATCTTCAGCAGACCAGTGGTCGTGTCTGCCCACCACTGGTAGGCGTACATCGTTGCCGGCTCGGTTGCGCCGCTGTTCTGGCTGACGATGGCGGCGAGGCCGTTGTTGATGTCAGATCGGACGGCCGCACCGGTGCCGTTAGCGATGACGTAATCGTGTTGAGCCATAACAAGGCCACTTTGCTACCAGTTTAAGCGCCCTTGCCAAATCCCACCGCAGTCCATAGGAAGTTCCTACTCACTGCAGTGCCAGCGCTGTTTCTGAAGGTCACATCAAAACCGGTATTGCTGACGTTGGTGACGTTGTAGTAGTCGCCTGTCGCCAGGTTCTGCGCCACGATGCCGATGCTGGGCAGGTAGGCATTCAGGCCACCTAGCACTGCGGTACCGGTGAAGAACGCTTTGTCGAAGGTGACCGCCTTCGTGCCAGCGCCGCTGCTGACAGCCCCGACCGACTGCTCAGTCCTGCGCTGGAAGGTGGCCTCGTAGCCGAGCTGGTCGATCAGGATGTTCTGTGCTGTGTTATTGCTGATTAGCTCTGCCTTGAACTGGAAGCCGCGCCCCAGGAAGGTGCCGTTCACGAACTCCTGCCAGCCGGACCATGTAGGCGAGCTGCTGGGGTTGTCAGGCGTGCGGCGCAGGTACAGCTTGGCGTTGACCTGATCGATGATGCCACCATCCCAATCTGCCCAGTCATCCACTTCTGCAGTGCGGCTGTCCACCAGATCGTTCGGGAAGAAGCCAGCAGTGACAAAGAAGCGGCTCAGGTCAAGGGCAAAGCTGGCACCCAAGTCGAGCGTGTTGGCGAACTCATAGGTGCCCATCGGTTGCACAGCGCCGAGGTAGTCCATGCTGCTGATCAGGTCGAAGTCAGCGATGGAATCCAGCAGCGCGTCACCGTCGAGCACCAGCGCGTCGAACTCTTCGCTGTAGAAGACGTTGGTCTTGCTGCCCTGATACGGCGGCGCATCTGCATCCTCGCGGCGGCTTTGCACCAGCAGGTTGCCGAGCGCATCCGGGAAGTCCACGATCACGCTGGCCTCGGTCGGGCTCTGGCGGCCGCCGTCATCCTCAAACTTGACCAGGATCTGACCCTCCACCAGTGGCACGATCGCCTCGGTGCTGTAGCCAGCGACTGCAGGGATCAGGTCAACGCTGTTGCTCCAGGTGCCGGTGCCATCGGTCAGGTTGGTGTGGCGGATGTGGACACGGCCAGCAACTCGTACGTCCAGGTCCACCGTGGCATCCCAGCGCAGCCGGGCGCTGTTGGCACTGATCGGTTCGATGGTCAGGTTCTGAACGTTGCCCGGTGGCTCGGTCTTGCCGATCAGGTTAAAGGTGGCTGTCGCTGGGTTGCTGACACCGCCGAGGCTGTTGATCGACTGCACCCGGACCTGCAGCGTGCCAGCGTCCAAGCCCTCGATGCGGGTGCTGGGGCTGTTGGTCTCGATCTGTGAAAAGTTGTTATTACCGAGGCGGTAGATCACCCGGTAGGACTGCACCAGTTGGGTCGGCGGCACCCAGCTCAGCTCAAATGCCGTGCGGACGTTCTGGCCATCGGTGTAGAGGTGCTCCGTGCCGGTCAGGCCAGTGGGCGACTCAGGCAGTGCGGACAAGTTGGAGATGTCCCTCGTCTGCAGTTTGATATCCGACTCGATCGCGGCGTAGATGCTGCTGTTGTAGGCCAGCGCTGTCACGCCGTAGATGCCGTCCTCGGCCTCGGCCACGCTGACGACACGGAACTGCTGCGTCTGCAGGCTGGTGTTCTCCATGACCCAGATGCTCTGGGCGTTGGGCGCTTCACTGAATGCGCTAGTGACCGTGACCACACCACTGCTCAGGCTGCTGACGGTGCGGGTCTCGACCAGGCCGGTGGGCATCAGGACGCTGATCGTGGGCGAGGTGCCAAGCGTGATGCCGGTGGCGTCGTCGAGCGTGATGGTCGTGGTGGTTGCCGTCTTGATGCGGCCGCCGCGCCTGCTGCCAGCCTTGACCGGATCGGCTACGTCGATCACCATGCCAGGCCGCAGCACGATGCCCGAATCAATCGACACCGAGAAGGTGACAGTCTCAGTCAGGTTCTGCTCTGACAGCAGCGCCCACTTACCAGCACGGTGCGCCTGCCCTTGCGAGTAGCAGCCGACTGCCTTGATGTCCTTGTTGATGATGCCATATTTGGCAACGGCTGACGCATCCTCGACGTATTCATAGGACACCTCGCCCAGGTTGTCATAGTCCTGATAAGCGACAGTTGCTGTGGTGTGCCGTGCCTTTTGCGATGAGCCGCTGTAATTGAACAGCCCATCAACCACATTGGCGGGGGTCAGCAGATACTGCGGATCGCTGGGCTTGTCCTGCAGCACCACCATGGCGCCGGCGCCGTAGTAGGCAATGCCACGGAACAGCGCGACGAACTCCTGGATGACGTTGTAGACCTCGTCCCTGCTGTTGATCAGCATGTTGCAACTGAACCGTGGCTCCTGTCCGCCGCGACCGTTGCTGACCAGCGCGTTGCAGTATTGACTGATCGCGTAGAAGTCATACCGATCAAGGCTGCTGGCTGGGATGCTGGCGCCATAGCGGGTGTTCGTCAGCAGATCCCACAGGCACCACGCTGGGTCATTGGTCCAGGTAGCAGCGCCGAAGGTGCCATCCCAGACGCCGCCGTAGGTGACGCGGCCGAGATAGGTGGTCGTGTCAACCGTGGCGTTGCTCGGCAGTTGCACCTTGATGCCACGCACCAAATACTTGCGGGCTGGGACGCCTTTGAACTGACGGCTGTCGAAGCGCAGGAAGGCTAATGCGCTATTTGGGTATTTGAATTTTTCGTCAATAATTTCTGTGTAGCTGAACCAGAACGTGCGGTTCTGCCGGCGGGCGCTGGATTCATCAGCGCTGATGCGCTCCAGTCTGATGTCAACCGGGAACGCGCCGCTCAGACTGATGATGTAGTCCCGCTGGTAGGCGTTTGTGGTCTTGCCGCTGATCGTGTCCTCAAACACGGTCGTGTAACCGCCGCCGTTGTACTGCACCCTGCAGCGGATGCTGACCTCGTGGCCGACAATGTCACCGTCATCCTCGATGATCTGCAGCGCTGGCACCTGCACCGTGATGCGGGCGCGGTCCACATCCGAGTCGGTGATCTGCCGGGTGACGGATGCAGCAGCGGTGATCTCGACGTTGACGGCTTTCTCGGATTCAGTGCCGTTGGTATCGGGGATGTAGCTCTGCGCCTGCGTGCCGGTGCGGGTGACGACGCTGTACCCGGTAAAGTTATCAATCCCGCTGCTGCTTTGAACGGGCGTCCCATCCAGGTAGATGCCCTGCACCCCATCCTCGATCCCTTGGATCTCGCCCTCGCTGATCAGGTCAAGGACGCTGGCAAATTGGACTGATTGCAGGCTGTCGTCAGCCTCTGATGGTACGTGGGTTGTGCCGCCACCGCCGCCGCCACCCTTGCCGCCACCACCGCCGCCGCCGCCTCCGCCAGCACCTTGAACCAACAGCAGGTCTTCGATCATTTCAGTTGCGCCACGTCAAGGCCGCTAGACAGGACAGCCGAGCCAACGAAAGCGCGGCCGTAGACGATCGGCACCGGCATCCCCTGCTGGCTGGTGTTGACAATCCCGCTGAAGCTGAATGACTCCAACCGGGCTGCCTCTTTGCCGCGTTGCAGCGCTGAGATGTCGGGCTGCGGGGACAGCATCTGTGCGACGCCGCCGAGGAGCAAATTGGCGCCAATGCCACCGATGGCCAAGGAGATAGCAGAGAACTGGGTTCCGAAAATGGTTGCAGCCACACCGCCGCCGATGC